CGCGCTCACATGCAACCCATTCACCTTCGGGTGATGCACGGGAATCGGGGCATCGTTCCAAGCATCCACAAACTTGCCCAGTTCGTCCGCGGGCACAAGATACTTATTCATCACCCCGGCACGCGCGGCGATCATCGGCGCTATCAGGTAAGCCCGGCCATCCGTGACGACCTCTCTTACCTGAGCGCTGTCAATCTTGCGCGCCTGTGCTACAAATGTTTCTGCCATGTTAATTCAGCTTGTTGTCAGCCTTTGGTAGTTTGGCTTTGTCGCCACCGCCGTTGTTCCCGTCGCCCGGAGGCTGTGCGCCATTCGGAGCGCCGGGCGCTTCAGTGATCAGCGCGGGCGGCATAAGGGCAGGCGCTTCAGGTATAGATTCCTTGTACTGTTGAGGAATTTCAGGAGGAAGATCAAGCCATTTCTCGCGGAATTCAGCGGGCGGGACGATTTGCTGCGCCTCAAACTCGCCAGCGTAGGAAACCAGCGCCAGCGCCTTGCCCTGCGCGACGTTCGCCTGCTTTTGGTCATCGTGCGCCAGCAGTGAGCGCCAAGCGACCTTGTACCTCTCGTCTTTAGGCGGTCTGATCACACCAAACCTGATCAGACGATCCACCAACGGACGCACGATGACAGGTTCAACAAAGTTGGCCTGTCTGGAAAGCACAACACCCGCCCAAGTTGCCGCGTCCTGCGAAGAGGCTAACTCGCCACGCTCAGAACCAATCAAAATTCTCTGGGGGATGTTTGCCGCCGCAGCGACCAGTGAGATGATGATGTTGAAAAGCCCTGTGGGGTCCACAACGTCACTGCCCAATTGCTGAAGATCGACGCCAGCCGTTCGCACTACGCGCCTGCGCCCGTGAAGGTACTCTTCGATCTCGTCGCTCAATGTATCTTCGTCAGTTGGCCCCATTGTGAAGCCGTCGCGCATGTCAGCGTGCAATCCCCTGTCCATGACCTGCCATGTTGCTTCGGAACCGCCGCCAACGATCTTTTCAAGGTCCGCCAGCCGGTTGAAAATGCGCTGAAGTCGGGGGGTTCCGAAGACGCCGTTATCAAGAGAGTCTTCGGCTACGTGGATTATGCGCGACCAATGAACGTTAGCAGTCTTGGTATTATCCCCGGTCCCAACTTCGACTTGGTACATCAGAGGCAATCCGTAACGCGGGTTGTTCGTGCTATCTTCCCATTCCCTGATCGTCGCCTTGTCTTCTGTCAATGCTCGCAGATAGATCAAGTCCTCTGGCGATGTCAGCGTGTTCTCCCCGACCTCGGTTTCCAGCGATCCTTTACCCTTTACTCCCAGCAAGAGGCATCCATAGCGCCCAATTCCGGTTACTCTGTCGAGTTGCTTCAGGGTCCGCCACACGGGTAAGCGATTTGCAATATCCTTCCAGTCCTTCAGGAAATCGGTTTCATCGCTGTTGGCGTCGGAGAATTTTGGCGGGTAGCGCCACGAGTCAATGGCTGGCAGATCAACCACACGAGCGGCAATGTCTTGGCGATCATATGCACCAAGGAAGTCAGCAAACTTCAAGTCCTTCTTGTAGCCCAGCGCCGCGTACATATCGCGACTGCCGTCAAACGTCAATCCGAGAGTGCCCGCGATCTGAGAGCGCTGCAACAAAACGGATGCAAGCGCCACAAGTTGGGAGTTTGTCGCTAAGGATTTCTCGTCGCCGGGCATAAAAAAATACCGCTTCTCTCGAAACGGCTCTCTGGCTCTGTCAACTATTCTGATTGCTAAACTAAGGCTCTAAGGCTCTTTGGTTGGCCTGCGCCGGTCAGTGGCTGGGAGGAGTAGGAGGAAATACCACCGACCGACACAGGCGCAACCGAACCATGAAGGAGTACACGCACAATACTATCACACAACTACCAATTCGTCAACCAGTTTTTCAGATTGGTGTCAAAATCTATTGACTTTCCCTGCTAGGTGTGATAAGATACTGAGTGGAAAGGTCAGCCCAACCGATCATGAAACCCATAGCTATTACAGAAGAAAACGACCGATTTGAAGCAAGATTTTCCTTTGATTATCCGACAAAGGATTATCTGAAATCGCGCGGCTTTCGCTTTGATGGGACCAAGAAGGTTTGGTGGACCAAGGACGGCGACCTTGCCCGTGATGTTGAGCAGGTTAGCCGGATGTCGTCTGAAGAGCTTCTTCAGCAGGCAGAGCGGCAGCAGGCAGAGCGGCAGCAGGCTATCGACCTCTCGCGGGCGACCAGCGCAGATGTCGATATACCGGTGCCCGCCGACCTTGCCTATCTGCCATTCCAGCGCGCGGGCATCGTCTATGGCAGTGAGCGCGACGGGGTATTGATTGGTGATGAAATGGGACTTGGCAAGACGATTCAGGCCATCGGAATCGTCAACACTGCGCCCGATGCGCGGTCAGTCCTGATTATCTGCCCAGCCAGCCTCAAGATCAACTGGCGCAACGAGTTTGAGCGGTGGGACGTGAAGGGGCTGTCAGTCGGGATTGCCAACGGTGGCAGCTTCCCGTCTACTGATGTCGTGATCCTGAACTACGAGATTGTGAAGCGGAACCGCCCGGCGATTGACGCTCGCTCATGGGATGTGATGATCGTAGACGAAAGCCATTACATCAAAAATCCCAAGGCCCAGCGCACCCAAGCAATTTTGGGGCGGGCAAAGAAGAGGGGAGATGACCGTGAGGAAATCCCGCCCATCACGGCGCGCCGACGCGTCTTCCTGAGCGGCACGCCGTTCGTGAATCGCCCCGTAGAATTCTGGCCCATCGTTGAGACGCTGGACCCGACCGGCCTTGGTTCCAGCTTCTGGACCTACGTCAATCGCTACTGCGCCGCCTTTAACAGTGGTTACGGCTGGGATTTCAGCGGCGCTAGCAACCTTGACGAGCTTCAGCAGCGCGCCCGGTCTACTTTCCTCGTGCGCCGTCTCAAGAAGGATGTCTTGAAGGAGCTTCCGCCAAAGCGACGGCAAGTGATCGAGATACCTGCGGACGGTTTTGAAAGTCTTCTCGCGACAGAGGCAGAGCTAGACGCAAGGAACGAAGAGACGCTTCGCTCCCTGCGCGCCGATGTCGAAATCGCGAAGGCGAGTGAAGACCCAGACGTTTACCGGGCGGCGGTTGACAGACTGCGAGAGGCGGCACAGGTCGCGTTCGAGAGCATCGCGCAAATGCGTCATGATCTTGCAATGGCGAAAGTCCCCGCGATTATCGAGCATCTGGAAAGTGCCATCGAGAGCAGCGGCAAGGTCGTCTTGTTCGTTTGGCATCGCGATGTCGTCCAAGCGATCATGGAGAAGTTTGGCGACTCCGCTGTGCAGGTTCACGGCGGTGTGCCGGTCCACCTGCGCCAAGCGGCGGTGGAACGCTTTCAGACGGACCCCAAGATCAGCCTCTTTGTCGGCACGATCAAGGCGGCTGGCGTAGGTCTGACGCTCACCGAGAGCAGCCACGTAGTATTCGGTGAATTGTGGCTGGTGCCCGGCGACATGTCTCAGGCCGAAGACCGGTGCCACCGTATCGGGCAAGATGAAAGCGTACTCGTCCAACATCTCGTAGTTGACGGCAGTTACGATGCTCGCATGGCAAAAATCCTGATCAAGAAGCAAGCCGTCCTCGATGCGGCGCTCGACAGAGAAGAGCGGCTGGTGCCCACGAAGGAAGAAGCGGCGCTGTCAGCGGCGGCGCTCGAAATACTCCGTGCCAAGGAAGACGCCCACGCTCTGGGCGCAGACTTTGAGCCGGAAGAAGAAGAGGAGATTCCCCCAACGTCCAGTGACTGGCAATTCGATTGGAACGTTGCGCGTGAAGAGCGAGCAGCTACCACCCGACTTTCGCGAGAGCAGATCGAGCGGGCAGCGCGACTGATCGGCAGTGAGCAATCCGCGGCGATCATGACTTGCCTGCGCATCCTTGCGGCCCAGAACCCGGACTACGCCAGCCAGCGCAACGGAGTTGGCTTCAACAAGCCGGACACCGCGATTGGTATGCAACTTGCAGCCCTTGATTTCCTGACTGCTCGGCAGGCGGCGCTAGGTCAGGAAATTATCAAGAAGTACCATCGCCAGCTACCCGCCGCAACGCTGGCCCAAGCAATGGGAGAAGAGGTTTTCTGATGAATGAGTACGTGAACACGCTATTCGACATGCTTTCGCCGAAGACAATGGCGACGATATTTCTGGATGTTGGCGACAAGAACGAGCCAACGGGTTCATTTCGCCGGTCAGTGCGCGCTAAGGTCGAAATGACCATGCGCGGACGCGGCGACGACCAGTACGCTCAATTCATGTCGATTGTGGGCGGCACGCTATTCGACACACTTTCCTCAGATAACGCCGTCCCAACCTCTCTTAGCGCCGTCCCAAATGTCGGAGCGCTGCGCGACGAGCTTGCAGGAGTGATCGAGCTTGCCTTGGACGCTGGCGCTTGGGACTACGGCAGCGAGACAAAGCTTGCTTGGGTGGACCGGCTTGAAGAGTTGAGCGGCGCTCGCTGGGAATCCGACGAAGACGAGTTCTCTGATCTTGCTGACGCGCTGCTCGCAGAAGAACAGGCAGCGGACCACGGGTGGGAACTTGACGACTCCTACCTACACTTGAGGTAAAAGGAATAAGTATTCATGGACAAAATCGAAGTTGGTCAAGTCCTCAAATGGACAGGCTTGGCGAGAACCGTTGTTCTGCGCATCGACAAGATCACCATCACCCCCGGCATCGCCAAGGTGATTGATCAGCGCAATTTCGCCGTCATGGTCTTACTGACTCGGTGGGCTTGTGACGAGTCGCTTTCCCCAGAGGAGACCGATCCTCACATCCTGAACACCTATCTTGACACCCTGCTTTACTGGGTGGGCGGCGACACGGAGCCTTGGGAAGTCCTGAAGGGAGAGGAGGCAGCAAAGTACCTGAAACCGGTCTCAGTTTGACAAACCATCACCAACAAGGAGAATTCAGAAATGACAACCCGTACCGATGAAGAAATCGCCGCCGAAGTCGCGGCCTTGAAGGAAATCCGAGACAAACCCACCTTTCGCAGCCGGTCGTACTTCGGCGACGACAACTCAGCGGCGATCACCGCCCAGATCGAGACACTGGAACGCGGGTACAGCGAAGATGACATTTACGAGAACTACGAAGACCCGGAAAACGACGACGACCGGCACGTCATCGACAACGCAATGTCCGCTTTCGACTGGATGAACGGCGAAGACGAAGACGGAACGCCAAGCGATGGTTGGGAAGGGCTTTACTAACTGACATCACCACGCCGCGGAGCAACCCCCTGCTGAAGTGAAAGCACGAAAGGAGTACAGCGGCACGGCAGCGCGACAAATCCGAGAGACTGGCAAAGGGCGGGCTTGCAACCCGTCAACCCGATTTCGACATCGGGCGGCACTCGCAGAGCCGTACACGATCACTTTATAGCCAACTGAGAGACCATCTTTAACATGAAAGGTAACCCGACATGACTACTAACCGCCGAAGTAACATCGCCCGTGCATCCATCATTATTGCGCTGCTTTCGCTGCTCGTAACCCCGGTAACAGCGAGCGCCCACGGGTGCCGCGGCTTCTC